CCGTAATCCTTGCAAAGCTGAACCCAACATTTGCAAGAATCTTCCAAGGCTTCAAGAACAACTTTGCATCTTGCTTCATTCTCGCTAAAGTATGTAGCCGAACCAGATCGTGCATGATTTTCTTCTGCCTTGGCTCTTGCTTCCATCATACGCTCATTAAGTTCTTCAATCTTTTTTTGCATTTGATAATGAACATATACTGCAACATGGTTGCCAAGATAAACCCAGTCGGATTTGTTAGGCTTACAATTATTTTCTGTAATTGCTGTTTGGCATATTGCCTCTAGTCCATCAATGCCTTGCATTAATAGGCTAGTATTTTTTGTTATTACTTCTTGTAATTTTGTAGTCATATTATTTTACTCCTATATTTTATATTATAAATTATATACATTTTAATATTATTATTGTGTCATAAATAAGGCAACATTAAATTTAATACATATAAATTTTAGTACCAATATTTACTAGTTTACAACTTCACATATTATGCACTTGCAAATAGCGTAAGCAATCGCTGTCGCCCCTGCGAGGGCCGACAATCGGATAACAGCTTGCCTGTTACGATTGGCGTAGTATGGATTGCCCGATAATAATACACACATAACATTCATTGATTGATACTTACTTACACACTTATACTTAGTTACTTCTTTACTTGTATAGGTGAATACATTGTCTGGTATCGAGATGGTAGATTAAGGCGTAGTTTGGGTCAAGAGACACAAGAGACACAATCAAAGTACGAACACAGGCAAGAGGTTAATTCAAAACGTCTAGATTACTTTTCTAGGGGGGTTTTAACAAGGCATAGGGCGTAATAATATAACAGTGGGTGCGAAACAATATATAGGAGGTATGCAATAAGTCTCTCAGAGTTGACACACACACAAGGAAACGATACAAAGAGATATGACAGAGATAACCATGAAGTTCTCAGTTGCCCCAGCAGTTCTATTTTTAGAGACACAGCTACCAGAAAAGGTCATAGGGGGTTTGAACACATACCTCGATGCACGCCACAAGAAGGGTGGAGAGGATTTTGGAAATAAACTGGTAGGTCAAATATCCCATGGGGAACAATTAAAGATCGATTCCGAGGATCCATTGATAACCCCATTTGTTAATATTGTGGCGTATATGTCTCAGGAGTACATAAAACAGTTTTGCAGGACTATAGGAGTTGACGAATTAAAAAGAACTCCCCATGTTCACAGTCTATGGTCAGTTCATTCATACGAGAGAGACTACAATCCACTCCATGACCACGGGGTTGATACGCTTATGGGCTTATCATTCACCACATGGACTAAGATTCCGCCCCAGATTGCAGAGAAAGATGGCTATAAAGCGTCAGATCTCTACAATTCTAGTGGGATCGCAGACGGATTCCTGCAATTTCACTTCGGACAGACAGGGATAAGGGGTTTGGAGGAGCTAAGACCACCATTCTCACGGACTATCAAGCCCGAAGTTGGTAAACTACTGATGTTTCCATCCTGGACACAGCATTGTGTCTACCCATTCGAGGGTGACGGAGAGAGGCGTACAGTAGCAGGGAACCTTAATATGGTAGATACAGACCTGATCGACTCAAATTCGTCTGTTTGATACCTTAAAATCAATTTAAACACTATTTCAAAGGAGAGATAGCTATGCCAATGGGTAAAGGTACGTATGGTTCTACTAAAGGTAGACCACCAATGAAGAAGAAAAAGAAGAAGATGAAGAAGAAATCTAAAAAGAAGGGTATGTCTTACTAATGCTTACTAAGAAACAAATGACTCTACCTGCTGGTCTTAAATCTAAGATTATGAAGGCTAAGAAAAAGAAAAAAAAGGGTATGAAGTAATGGCTGATTTTTATGGAAGGTCTGTAAATCAAGCATCTATTGCTAATGAGCTTAAAGTTTATAGACAAATGGGTAAATCCAAAGCAGATGCTAAAAAAACATTGATGTATAATTTAAATTTAAGTTCAGAAGAAGCTGATAGTGCATTATCTAATTATAATCCTGAACTAAATATACAATCAAACAATATGAAGTTTATGAAATAATGGCATCACCTAAACCTAAGAATAAAGCCCTATACTCTAGGGTAAAAGCAGAGGCTAAACGCAAGTTCAAGGTATATCCTAGTGCTTATGCCAACGCATGGCTTGTCAAAACGTATAAGAAGCGTGGTGGCAAGTATTAATGGCCTATAAGGGGGGTTTGCGCAAGTGGTTCAAAGAGGACTGGCGTGATGTTAAGACCGGAAAGAAGTGTGGGCGTAGCGGTAAGAAGGATAAGAACCGACCATACCCTGCTTGTAGACCTAAAAAGGTAGCCAAACGAATTACAAAGAAAGAAGCAGCTAAAAAGACTGGGCCGAAAAGAGTAAGCTGGTCTGTTACTGCATCAGGAAGAAAGAGAAAACAGAAATGATGAAATCAATTAAAGCTCCTGCTGGTTTTCATTGGATGAAGAAAGGTTCATCTTATAAGTTGATGAAACATTCAGGTAAATTTAAGTCTCATAAAGGAGCATCATTAACAGCTAAATTTGAGGTACAAAAGAAACATGGCTAAGACACCAGCATGGACTAGAAAAGAAGGTAAGAACCCTAAGGGGGGTTTGAATGCTAAAGGTCGTGCATCCTACAATAAGGGAAAAACAAAGACAGGGAAAAAACGTAACCTCAAAGCACCTAGTAAGAAGGTAGGCAACCCTAGACGAGCATCCTTCTGTGCTAGAATGAAGGGAATGAAAAAGAAATTAACCTCTGCAAAGACTGCAAGAGATCCGAACTCTAGAATTAACAAATCACTTAGAGCTTGGAATTGCTAATTAAAGGATAATCATATGATGAAATTTTTAACAGTAGACAATGAAGTTGCTACTATACAAAACAATAAAATTGTTAGTCCAGGTTCACGCTTTGATGGTATGGATGTAAAGACTAATGAGGATATTGAAAAGATATTTGGTGTAAAAGTGGGTAAAAAAGATTTATCACCTTACAAAAAGACTGCTGAGAATGATCTATATATGGGAGATCCTGGAGAGCAGCGTTTATATGAAGATGCTGTGAAAGCATATCGTGGTGAGATCAAAGGCCCAAGAGCTATGGAAACAATGGATGCAGTCCAGGGAGAATTTCCTGCTAGTATTATGGATCGTATTCGTCAAGATGCTGTTAAACCCAATATGAATAGAATGATGCAACAACTTCCTGCTTCACAACCAATGGGTACACCACAAGTAAAATCTACACCAATGAACTTAAGAAAAATGTTATTGGCAAATATTACAGGATTAATATAATGGCTGGACACGGAGGAAAACGTAAAGGTGCAGGTAGACCTGTAGGAGTTACAGCAGGAACAAAGCAAGAACGCCTGGATGCTAAACTAGGTAAAGGTCAAACAACACCATTAAAGTATATGTTAAACCTATTGAACAACCCACAGGTTTCTGTTGAAAAGAAGATGTGGGCTGCAAAGGAGTCAGCACCATATGTACATTCTAAACTATCATCTGTTACTAAAACTTTGCAAGGTGATGATGATAAGCCTGTTGCTGTTACTATTGGCTGGAGAAAAAAGAAATAACATGCTGGAAGGATTACTTGCTTTACTACCTAGTAATAAAGCTCAAGCAGTTGATGAGATTAGATCAGAAGGTTTATTAGCAATAACAAATAATTCTGATCCATATAGTTCAATTAAAGATAGAATAAAAGAGCATGAAGGTTTTAGACAGAATGTTTATTTAGATACACTTGGAAATGAAACTGTAGGAGTTGGACATAAAGTAATTAAAGGTGAAAAAGTTCCAACTAATATAGAAGGATTACTTGATTTGTATGATAAAGACTTTGATAAAGCATTAAATAATGCTAAGTCTATAATAGATGAAGATTCAATTAGTCCTGAAGCATTTGGAGTTTTAGTTGAAATGAATTTTCAAATGGGAAAAAAAGGAACTTTAGGTTTTACAAGAATGCTTGATGCATTAAAAGATAGAAATTATAAATTAGCGGCAGAAGAATTATTAGATTCTAAGTTTGCAAAGCAAACACCTAATAGAGCTAATACACTAGCTGAAGTATTAATGGATGCAGAAACTTTAAACAATTAATGCAAATTGATATACCTTATGAACCTCGCCCTTTACAGGAAAAGATTCATAACGAACTAAAAAGATTCAATGTTATTTGCTGTCACCGCAGGTTCGGTAAGACCGTATTTGCAATCAATCATTTAATTATGACTGCATGTGAAAAGCAAAATGCAAGATTGGCGTATATCGCACCAACATATCGCCAGGGTAAGGCAGTCGCTTACGACTATTTAAAAGAATATACGGAACCCTTAATGAAACTTGGTGGAAAACGTCACGAAACTGAACTCAAAGTTGATCTATGGAATGGATCAAGAGTTCAAATCTTTGGCTCTGATAATCCTGATGCACTTCGTGGATTGGGATTTGATGGCGTATGCATGGATGAGTTTGCATTGATGTCTCCTAGAACATGGACAGAAGTTGTTAGACCAGCTGTGTCAGACAAACTTGGTTATGTAATCTTCATTGGAACTCCAATGGGACATAATCAGTTTTGGGATGTTTACGATTTTGCAAAACGAACAGGAAAGGATTGGTATGCACAATTACATAGAGCAAGTGAAACAGAAATTATCTCAGCTGAAGAATTGGAATCTGCTAGAGAAACTATGCCAGAAGATCAATTTGAGCAGGAGTATGAGTGTAGTTTTCAAGCTGCGGTCTCTGGGGCATACTATGGAAAACAAATTCAAAAAGCTGAAAAAGAAAATAGGATTACAGAAGTAGATTATGATCCTAGCCTGGATGTAGAAACATGGTGGGATTTAGGAATAGGTGATTCAACTTCTATTTGGTTTGCACAACGAACTGGTGAAGAAGTAAGACTCATTGATTATTATGAAACCTCAGGTGAATCACTTGCACACTATGCTACAATCCTTAGAGATAAAGGATATAAATATGGTAGACATGTTGGCCCTCACGATATTACAACAAGAGAACTTGGTACTGGTAAGTCCAGGTTAGAAGTTGCTTATGATCTTGGATTAGACTTTGAAGTATGTCCTCGATTAGAAGTAGATCATGGTATAGAAGCTGTGAGGAATAGTTTAGATAACTGTTGGTTTGATAAAAACAGATGTAAATATGGTATTGATTGTTTGCGACAATATCGAAAACAGTTTGACGATAGAATGCAAACATTTAAAAATAAACCCCTACACGATTGGAGTTCACACGCTGCTGATGCATTTCGCTATGGCTGTGTTATTGATGGCCCAACAAGAACTGACTGGACACAACCCATGAATGTAGATACAAGATATATAGTTTAAGGAAATATATGGCAAAAGGTAAACCACTAGACGAGTATGTAATCTCAGGTATTTTAGGAGATCATATTAAAAATAGTTATGGATTTTATTCTTCTGAATTAACAGAATCTAGACGCAAAGCTAATGAATATTATTTTGGTGAAGCATTCGGTAATGAAGTAGAAGGTAGATCACAAGTTGTTTCTACTGATGTAGCTGATACTATTGAATCAATCTTACCACCATTGCTTAGAATATTTACTGCAAGTGATAATGTAGTTAGGGTAGAACCTATTGGACAAGAAGATGTACAAATTGCTGAACAAGCAACTGATTATCTTAATCATATTTTTAATAAAGATAACGAAGGCTTTACTATTCTGTACTCAATGTTTAAAGATGCATTGCTACAAAAGAATGGTATATGCAAAGTATATTGGGATAACTCTGAAAAAGTTGAAAGAGAAACTTATGAAAAGTTATCTGATGATGAATTTACAATGCTTGTTGATGAAGATGGTGTAGATGTAAAAGAACATACTGAGTACGAAGATGAAACATTTCTAGAACAAAAATCAAAAGCAGAAGATGTATTAGCAGAACAAGAAGATTCTTTACAAGCATCATTGATGAGAGATGAACTTAACAAAGTTCCAACACCAAAACTACATGATGTTGTTATAACTAGAAAAGAAACATTTGGTAAAATTAAAATAGAACCAATACCACCTGAAGAATTTTTAATTGAACGCCAGGCTAAATCATTAGCTGATGCAAACTTTATGTGCCATAGAGTTCCAACTACTCGTAGTGCATTAATTGAAATGGGTTTTGATTATGATAAAGTTTATTCACTACCAAGTGAAAACAAAGAACAATACAATCAAGAACGCAGCACAAGATACAGAAATGTAGATGATGATTATGATAGAACAGTAGGTGATGCATCTACTGAAGAAGTAATTGTTTATGAGTCTTATATTAGAATGGATGTTGATGGTGATGGAGTTGCAGAACTTAGAAAGATAACTTCTGCTGGTGATAGTGGATATACTATCCTTGATAATGTTGCTGTTGATTCTCATCCTTTCTGTTCATTAACACCTATCATTGTTCCACATAGATTCCATGGTAGATCTGTTGCAGAGTTAGTAGAGGACATTCAGTTAATTAAATCTACTGTTATGCGTCAGGTACTAGATAATATGTATCTAACAAACAATAACAGAGTTGCTGTTATGGATGGTCAAGTTAATCTTGATGATCTTTTAACAAACCGACCGGGCGGAGTTGTAAGAACAAAGGGCGCACCTGGACAAGTTATGATGCCTTTACAAAATCAAACACTAAGCAACCAGGCATTTCCATTATTACAATATCTTGATACCGTTAAAGAAGAACGAAGTGGTGTTACTAAATACAATCAGGGTATGGATACTGATAGCTTAAATAAAACTGCTACTGGTATTAATACTATTCTTTCTCAATCACAAATGAGATTAGAATTAATTGCAAGAGTATTTGCTGAGACTGGTGTTAAAGATATATTTAAAAAGATATTTGAATTAGTTGTTAAATATCAAGATAAAGAACGCATTGTTAAAATTAGAAATAGTTTTATTCCTATGAATCCTATGGAATGGAGAGATAGATGCAATGTTACTATCCATGTAGGATTAGGTACTGGATCTAGAGATCAACAATTACAAATATTGAATGGTATCCTTGGTAGACAACTTGAAGCAATTAAACTTCAAGGATCTGCACAAGGCCCAATCGTAAACTTACAAAACATTTATAATACATTGGCTCGCATTATTGAGAATGCAGGACTAAAAGATGTAGGTTCATACTTCACAGAACCATCTTTAGGTATGCAACAAATGCCACCAAAGAAACCTCAACAAACAGAGTTTGAAAAAGTTTCTCAAATACAAACACAACAAAAAGCAGCTCAAGCTCAAATGAATCACGAAAACAAAATGCGTGAACTAGAGCTTAAATATCAAAAAATGATATTAGACTTTGAAACAAAAGCAAAAGAGCTTGAATTAAAATACAAAGCTGATATAGATGAGAAAGCAATTAAGCGTGAAGCACTTGAAATGAAAGGTGTTAGTGATACTAATAAACAAATTTTAGATGCAACAAGCAAACAACTATTTGAACAAGAACAACCTGAGGCAGAAGTACAAATAAATGTCGGATCTCCACAAAGAGAGCAGTAGAGGCACAAGAGCCAAAGAAGTTTTAGAAAACGATTTATTCAAAGAAACTTTAGATACACTAAAGAAATCTTATGAAGAAGCAATATTTCAAACTATACCTACGGATGATAAAGGTAGATTTTCTATCTATCTTGCATACCAAATATTAGGTAAAGTTGAAAACCATCTCCGTACTGTTATGGAGACTGGAAAACTTGCAGAGAAACAATTACAAGATCTCCGCAAGAAATAGCACCACCCAACCTGGAGTGCTAATATAACACTAACCATAAAGGAGTGAACTATGGCTGATGAAGCTATGAATGTAATAGATGCTGGTGAAGTTATTAAAGGTCTTATGACTGGAGAAACTAAACCTGCTGAAACAAAAGAAGAACAACCGACTGAAGAAATTACTGAAACAGTCGAACAAGAAGCTGTTGAAGAAACAGTTAATCCAAGTGATGTTCCATATATGGATCAGGAAACTGAAGAAGTAGAGGAACAAGCTGTGGAACAAGAAGCTCAAGAAGATATTGATGAAACTTCAGAGGAACCTTCATATGTTGTCAAAGTAGATGGCAGCGAAATGGAAGTCACCCTTAATGAACTACTTCGAGGGTATCAACGAGAAGCTGATTATACACGCAAAACATCAGAATTGTCTTTAGAGAAATCAAAGTACAACGATCTATTGCAACAATCTCAATCTGAGATTAACCAAAAATTGTCTAAGTTGACTGAATTAACAACAATGGCACAACAAGAACTTCAAAGAGAATATAGCAATATAGACTTTGAAAGACTTTATGAAGATGATCCTGTTGAAGCTGCACGACAAGAGCATAAAATGCGAAAGCGTGCTGAAAACTTAAACATGATCCAGGAAGAAACTAGAGCTAATCAAATGCAAGAGTTTCAAAAGTATATCCAGGAGCAACAAAATAAGATTGCTACCTTGATACCTGACTTTTCTGATCCTAATAAAGCTACCAAAATGAAATCTGATATGAGAAGATATTTATCAGGTGTTGGTTATAGCGATCAAGAGATCAATAGTATTTATGATTCAAGACAAGTCTTGTTAATTAAAGATGCTATGACTTACGATAAGTTAAGAAAAGCAAATCCTAAAGTTACAAAGAAAGTTGCTAAAGCTCCTAGAGTTGTTAAGCCTGGCGTTGCTAAAACAAAAGCCGATGAATTGGCTCAACGTAGACGAGATAAACTAAGTCGTCTTAAAAAGTCTGGTCAAGTAAAAGATGCTGCCAAGATTTTTAAAGACTTTCTCTAAATAAAATAAGGAGGCCTTATGGCACAACCAACCAACTTGTACGATACGTACGATACTACTGGTATAAGAGAAGATTTAGTGGATGTTATTTACAATATCAGCCCTGAAGATACTCCTATACTATCAGCAATTCCTAGAACTGCTGCTAAATCAACTAAGCATGAATGGCAACTAGACGCACTAGCTGCACCTGCTGCTAACAAAGTTATCGAAGGTGATGACGCAACTGTTGACGCAATGGTTGCTACTACTAGAGCTTTCAACCACACACAAATTTCTGATAAAGTAATTGCTTTATCTGGAACTCAAAGTGCTGTTGATTCTGCTGGTAGAGCTGACGAGATGGCTTATCAAATAGCTAAGAAATCAAAAGAACTAAAAAAAGATATGGAGTTCGCTCTTATCGAAGGTCAAGTAGCTGCTGCTGGATCAGCAACTGCTGCTAGAGCTTTAGGTTCTTTACCTTCTTGGATCGCATCGAATGGTAGCGTAGGTGCTACTGGTTCAATGTCAACTGGCGGAGGAGCTGACTTACCTAACGATGGTACAGACAGAGACCTTACTGAAACAATCCTAAAAGCTGCTATCGAAGATGTTTATGTATCTGGTGGCGATCTGGATCTATTGGTAGTTCCACCTTCAGTTAAACAAGTAATCTCTGGATTCAATGCGAATACTACTCGTTTTGGCCCAGCTGAAGCAAGAACTGAGTTTGCTGCTATTGACGTTTATAGCTCAGACTTTGGAGACATCCAAGTAGTTCCAAATAGAGTTATGGCTACGACTGCTGAGAAACAAATTTTCTTACTACAGTCTGACATGGCTGCTACTGCTTACCTAAGAGACTTCCAAGTTGCTGATCTTGCAAAGACTGGTGACTCAGAGAAGAAACAACTTTTAGTTGAGTACACTCTCGAAATGAGAAACGAAGCCGCACATGGCATTATTGCTGATATTAATCAGTAATTATAATTAGGGGGAGACTTCGGTCTCCCCTCTATTAAAGGAAAGTATTATGTATAGATTAAGTGGAGTAGTTAAAAAAGTAGACTACACAGCAACTGCTGCAAATAGTTCTGCTATTTCAGATCATGTAAGATATATTAGAGTATATGCAACAACTGATTGTTTTATTACAATTAATAATCCAGCTGTTACTGCTACAACAGCAGCGACACCAATAGCTGCAAAAGACTATGAAGTATTTAAAGTTACTGAAGGTCAAATTGTATCTGCTATTAGAGCAGCAAGTGATGGTTCATTGTATATTTCAGAACTAACGGAGTAAATATGACAACAACAAAAAGCCCAACTACATTTAAAGTAGACACAAATCACACAGTAGCTGTTGCTGATTCATCTGCTGCAAACAGTACAGCGTTTAATGCTGAAACTAGAGAAGTTAGAATTGTATGTACAGTTGATGCTTATGTAGAGTTTGGTGCTTCACCATCTGCAACATCATCAAGTTTAATTATACCTGCATATACACCAGAATATTTTAGAGTAACACCTGCTACTAAGGTAGCATTCCTAAGAGTAGGAGCTGTTACTGGAACTGCAAGAGTTACAGAACTAACACAATAAATGTTAAAGTTTTCTATTAGAGGACAAGATCGTTATAGAGATCGTAGGACAGATGTGCCTAATGATGTATTACAATTAGAAAATAGAACATATTTATTAATGGAAGAAGGATCCAATCTTAGATTAGAACAAGCTGTAGGTACTGTATTTAGTGGTACACCTATTAATGTTAATTCAGGTGAATGACTTTCGAAGATCTTGTAAAATTATTAAAAGAGAAAGAGAAATCTTCTCAACAACAATCTAAGAATAAAGAAAGAAACAAAGTTTTAAGAAAGAGAGTAAAGAATGGCTGATAGTAAAATTTCAGAGTTGAGTGCATTAACTAGTCCTGCCAATGATGATGAATTTGTAGTAGTTGATACTGATGCTGGTACAACAAAACGAATAACATTTTCAAATTTAAATTCATCTATATCTGCATCTGTTGCTGCTGATGATATTGCAACTGGTGATGCTGCTGTTACTATAGCAACAAGTTCTGGAAACATTACTATTGACGCACAAGCAGGTGATACTGATATTATATTTAAAGGAACAGATAACACTTCAGATATTACAGCATTAACATTAGATATGTCAGAAGCTGGAGCTGCTGCATTTAATTCTACAGTTACTGCTACAGGATTTATAATTGGTAGTGCATCTATCAATGAAACAGAATTAGAAATACTAGATGGAGCTACTCTCTCTACTACTGAATTAAATTATGTTGATGGTGTTACTAGTGCTATCCAAACACAACTAGATAGTAAATCACACATTAATTATAACTTAACTAAAACTGGCACATATACTGCTGTTGCTGGTGATAAAATATTATGCGATACTTCAGGCGGTGCATTTACAATTACACTTCCTGCTAGTCCAAGTGCTGGTGATGAAATTCATGTTCTTGATGCAACTGCATCTTTTGATTCCAACAACTTGACAATAGGTCGTAACTCAAAGAAAATACAAGGAGCTACTGCTGACTTAACCATAACAACTCAAAACACTGGTATTGGTTTAGTATTCTACAATGATACTTATGGTTGGAGAGTCTTAGTTGATGCTTATGATGTTGATGTAACGGAACTATAATATGACTAATATATATAATTCAAATCAAGATATACATATAGATAGAGGCTCTAGAAAACTAGTAGTCAAAAAAACACAAGATACAACAAACATACTTAATGATAATAAAATAGCTCGTAACCATAGAGCTAATGAACAGCGTGGAGACTTTCAAAGGATTGCACAGATACCATTGATTGCTCTGCAAATAAAAACAAAAGAACTATTTGGTCATTCTAATTGGCACAAAGTACATAAAGATGACCAGCGTACTATTATAAAAAGAATGATTAACAGTAATGAGTTCCAAAACTTTAGAGTGGGAGATAAGAAGTTATAATGGCGTTAAACAATTATGCAAATCTAAAAACAGCAATAGCTAATTTCCTAGCTAGAGATGATTTAACATCTGAGATAGATGATTTTATTGATCTAACAGAAGCTGACTTTAATCGTAGATTAAGAGTTAGAAATATGGAAACAGTAGATGCTACGTTTACAGTAGACTCAGAAACAGAAGCTCTACCTACAGGATTTTTACAGGCTCGTAGTTTTATACTTACAAGTTCTACACCTGACCAAACATTAGAACTAACTACTGCATACCATCAAGCTAATACTTCTGGCTTTGAAAGATCTGGTGTTCCTAAAATGTATTCTATTGAAGGATCAAACTTTAGATTTAGTCCTACACCTGATACTTCATACACAGCCAGGCTAACATTTTATAAAGCATTTGATAGTATTGATGGTACAACAACTACAAATCATATTCTTACAAATCATCCTGATGTATATTTATATGGTGCATTATACTTTGCATCTACATTTATTAGAGGTATGGATCAAACTACTATTGCACAGTTTAAATCACAATATGAAGCAGCTTTACAACAAGTAGAAGCTGGTGATGAAAAAGATAAATATAATGGTTCACCCCTTATACAAAGAACAGATATTAATATTAATAACTTTGATAACGTAAAATAATGCAAGTACCTTTTGGAGAATGGCTACCTGATTTACCAGACCACACTAATCCTGGTGCAACACAAGCCTTAAATGTTTATCCTGCTGTCACTAGTTATAGACCTTGGAAAAGTATTTCTACTACTAGTGGTAATGCTTTAACAGCTAGAGCGCAAGGAGCAGCATCATTTAAATCAGATACAGGTGTTATCTCTATATTTGCTGGTGATGCTACTAAGTTATATAAATTAACATCTAACTCATTTGTAGATGAAAGTGGTGGCACTACATTCTCTACACCTACTGATGGTCATTGGGATTTTTTAAAGTACGGAGAAGTTGTTATTGCTTTTAATGGTGATGATGCACCCCAGGCCTGGACATTAGATGGATCAACTGACTTTGCTGGACTTGCAGGATCACCTCCTATATTTAAACACGCAGCTGTTGTAGGTAATTTTGTTGTTACAGGATTTCAACCAACTGCACAAACAACTGTAGCCTGGTCTAGTTTTAATAGTCCGACATCTTGGACTGCTGGTGTTAATCAATCTGATACAGAAGTTTTACCTGAGGGTGGAGTTATTACTGGTGTTACTGGTGGACAGTATGGATTAATATTTCAAGAATCTCGTATTACTAGAATGGATTATAGAGGCGGTAATGTTATCTTTTCATTTAGAAGAATAGAAGATAATGTAGGAGCAGTACAAGGTAAGAATGTAATTAAAGTTGGAAACATGGTTTACTTTTTATCTGAAGATGGATTTAGAGTTACTGATGGTAATACTTCAGTTCCTATTGGTAATGGTAAAGTAGATCGTTTCTTTTTTAATGATTTAAAATTTGCTAAAAGAGAAAGAGTTAAAGCAACTGCTGATAGAGAAAACAAACTAATATGTTGGTCTTATCCATCTAAAACAGGAACTAATTCTGATACTCAAAATGATAAGATTCTTGTATATCACTATGAATCTAAGAGATGGTCATTAGTAGTTATAGACCATGAGTATATGCTAGATTATCAAACTCCTGGTTATACATTAGAAGAACTAGATGATTATCCAACATCAGGTGCTAATGATTTAGATGCAATAACTATTTCATTAGATAGTGCATTCTGGTCTGGTGGACTTAGATCATTTGGTGTATTTGGAACAGATCATAAACTAGGAGCTTTTCAAGGCAACTCATTGAAAGCTGAAATAGGTACTGGTGAAACAGAGGTATTTCCAAACAATCGTTCACTAGTTACTCATGTAAGACCAATAATAGATACTGATGATGCTACAGGTTCATTAACTTTTAAAGATAAAGTTGCTGATACTTCATCTACAACAAGTGAAAATGCTATGCACTCTACAGGAACAATTCCGTTTCATAAGTCTGCACGATACTTTAAATTTAATATACAAGTTCCAGCAAACAAAGATTGGAATGATGCTCAAGGACTTGATATAGAAGCTATAAAAGAAGGATATAGATAATGGCACTAATAGGAAACCCAATAGATTTTGATAGAATTAGACAAAGATATGAGTCTATAGTTTATCCTGAAAGTAAAAAAACATTTCAAGATTCACAATTTAATCAGATAAGAGATACTTATGCTGGACTATTACAACCTGCTATTAGTCCTATGCAATCTTCTGTTACTCCTACACAAATGGGTGTTCTTGGTGGTATGGGTTCACAAACTATTAGTCAAAATGCTACACAACCAGGACAACAAGTACAGTTAAGATTTAATCCTGCAACTGGACAAACAGAAACTATTATTCCTGAATACATGGCTCCATTTAGAACAGATCAACAAGACTTCTTGCCTGTATCTACACCATTTGAAACTTTAAAACCCGAACCTACATCTGAAGCTACAATAGATCCAAATGTACCATCAGATCCTTTACTTGAAACTAGAGGTGGTGGTGGTGAAGGAAGAATAGGATTAGGAGCAGGTATACCAACTATGAATAATAATTTTAATAAATATAATCCATATTCAGCTTTTGATAGAGCAAATATTTCAGATACTCAACAAGCATTAACAGGACTAGTTGGAGGATTAATTGGTGCACCACTAGGAGCACTTTCTTTTGTTGATAAACAACTTGCTACTAAACAACTTAAAGATGTATTTGGTATTACTAAATCAGATATGGATAAAATTAATGAAAATATAGAATCAGGTATGACACCAGAAGAAGCAATAAATGCATTCAGACAAGGATCAGACGATCATAAAATAGGAAGAGATTTTATAGGAACTGGTCAAGTAGATGAAGGATTTGGTTTAGTATCAGATTCATATCTTAGAGATTTAACTGAAAAATATGAAAAAGATTTTGATGAAATATCTATTGATGATTTAATGGCAGATCAAGGTGGCCAAGATGAAGATAGAAATACAGGTACAGGTACAGCAGCCTCGGCAGCAGCCTCGGCAGCAGCAGCTGATGCAAGAGATAGAGCTGCAAGAACAGGTGAAACAACATCTCAACCAACATCTAAACAAACTACATCACAAAGACGTAACAATACAGGAAGTCGAGGCCCAGGTGGTGCAGGAGGTCGAGGCCCAAGCACAAGAAGTGGTAGAGGACAAGATACAAGTGGCAGAGGACAGGCAGGCGGTGCTAGAGGTGGTGATAATCCTGGCAATACAGGTGGAACATCAAGATTCTAATGACAAGTATTAGAGACTTAGAATATATCTATCAAGATTTAGATAACCAAGCTAACTTTCAACTAGTCATTGAAGATATTGTAAATCAACTAGTACGCTACCATAATGATGAAAATTATGAAGTAGCTGCTTGGTTCTTTGGAGGTTAATATGATGTGTCGAAACTGCGAACATGAGTGTCATTGTAGCAACAATAGTCAATGTGCTGTATGCAAATGCTCTAACTGCGAACATAATGCTCTTGACGAATTTTGGAAAAGAGTAGATGAGGATAACAAAGAGTAATGGCACATACTTATAAAAATGAATTTTTTGCTTTAGATAGTACAAGTATAACTACAATTTATACAGTACCAAGTAATACAAATGTTGTTATTAAATCAGTACAGATTGCTAGTACACACAATTCAAATGTTTTAGTTACCTTATCTGTTACAAGTGGAGCAACTACATATACTGTATATAATCATACTGTATCAACAGGTAGTACTGTTAATGGTGTAGAAGGATCTATGGTATTAGAAGCAGGGGATGTTTTAAAAATTACAGCAGCAACAGCTGATGTTATATCAGGGATAGTTTCTTATTTAGCAATTACATGACAATACCTGTATTTATACCTACAGAAAATATTAAATCAGTTGAACCATTCGTTAATGATTCGATTGATAAAGCATTACAAC